CTCGATAGTTAAATCATATAGCACTTGACGTGTCATATCCCTATCACGACCAATGGTGCGTTCGTACTCTAGTTCTGTACCCTTGCTCCACTTACTGATGGTCTGCATATCCATCTCATCCCCGCAAGATACAACCGTATCTGGCTGGTATGCCTTAATGAATTTGGCTATAGCATTGACTGCTTGCACATCATGGTAAGGAACTTGAAGGTCTGAGATGATTACGATTTTTTTCATGGCTTCTTTTTAACCACTTTCTTGACAGTCTTCTTGGGTGAAGGAGTAGCCTTCTTAGTTGCCGTAGCGCGTCGCTTATTCTCTTTGGCAACGTTCTTTGAATGGCTCATTGCTTGGAGATTGCTAGCGCCATCACGACCAGCGCGACCACCATTATCTTTATGGTCCACGTCAGTGGTTTTAGGTAACGTCTTGCCTGTGTTCTTTTCAAAATCAATACGAGCCTTATTACTAGATGTCGTAACAGTAGTTCCGTCTTTTTTCTTGCGTTTGAACACATAGATTGGACGACCACCATTTTGTTTACTTCCTTTATACGGTCCGAATATCTTCATCCCATTGTCCTCTCAATACTAGCAATCCGATGATTGCGTAGTTAGCCATATCTTTAAATGAATCTTCTAATGACTCATGCTGTGGGTCTGCACCGCTATCAACTAAGTTGTTGATACGTGCTAACTTATCGTGCATGCGCACTCTAAGTCCATTGACCGCGCCACCTGGAGCCAATGAAATGTTCTTGGGACCGTAGTCCCTGTGCTTACTAAGCAACAAGTCACCAAGTTCTTTGACGGTTGCTGACATGTGAGTTTCAAGATGGACTTCACGAATTAGGGCTGGCGTGATATACTGCCCTATGTTTCTGTCAATCATTGTGCCCATCCGTGTCCTCCTCTAGTAATTCTTCTAACTCTTTGTCAATAGATGACATATGCTGGTTGATGATTGCCTCATGTACTAGGGCTTTCATATGTACCACATCTGTCTGTGCTGCATACAACGTAGCGTATGTAGTCTCTGCTATGCCTCTAATGGTATCTGGTTCATCTGCATGATGATAAATTTCTTCTAGCATGGAGCCGAGCATCAAAGCGTATCCACTCGGTAGTTGGTATACTGGTTCAAAGATATCTTCATCGTCCTCGATGAGATGATTAATGGCATCAAAGATGTTGTCAAAGTTAGTACCGCATACGCTGCACTGTGGGATATCAATCACTGTTCAACCCTATCTTATCTCTGATGAAATCTGCGCCATGCTTGACGTAGATAGAATTGACATCTTCGCCGTCTGGCATGGAGACGATAGTAACTGGAAGTTCTCTAGCAAGTCCTGCTGCAAACTCTTTTCCAGGTTGGTCGCCATCAGCGAATACAAATACTCTTTCAAAGTCTGCAAGTAATCTGGTGTAATGTTTCTTCCATGAGTTTGCACCTGGAACTCCAACGCAAGGGATACCGATGCACGAACTGAGCGTGATGGTATCAAGTTCACCTTCGCATACTCCAATCCAATCACCTGCCCTTTCTACATCTATTACGTTATACATCTTGGTCTCCGCACCAGCCATGCCCATATACTTGGGCTCAACTGCTGGATTAAGTGAGCGAAAGCGAAGGTCTACGACACCAGTCTTAGTCATATACGGTATCGACAAGCGACCCGTGTATGCCTCATGACCTGTCTCAGGCGCTTCTACTACGCCTAATCGCGCCTGACGTGCTACTTCCCTTGTGATTCCCCGACTTGCTAGGTAATCTTCCGCCAGATGAATATTTTCCGCGTACTTGGCTGTTGCTCTGCCCAGTAATTCCTTCTGCGATTGACTTTGCTTCACGTATGTCGCATCCTTCCTTCTTAGCAATAATTTGTATGCTGTTGCCGTTCATACCACAGGCAAAGCAATTAAAAATGTTCTGCCTTGTATTGAAACTAGCACTTGCATGCGAGTCATTGTGGAATGGACACTTGACATTTACCTGACCACTGGTGCGGTTGATGCTAGCACCGTAGTACTTGAGCACCTCTACAATGTCAGGTAGGTCATCGTTACTTGTCACCGAATACATCGCCCAACCTTAATACCAAATAGGAATCTGCTATCGACTTTCCTCTGGCTTTGATAACCACGGCCGAAAGGACGGATTTCTCTTCAATCTGTCTTGCTTCTGAATAATTTTTTGCTTCTGTTTGAGCCTCGCGTGACCAACCGCTGAGGTCAATAGCGTTGCCTGCCCCTGGGGCTTTACATTCAAGGATGCCAATTGATGCGTTAATGAAATCTGCGCGGACAACAACATCGCCTTCATCTTTGCTACCTCGTCTTGCAAGGCGTTCAGCGTCGTATCCAAGTCCTCTAAAATAGTCTTTGATGTCTGTTTCATATGTTGCTCCTCTAGCCTTATGGCTTTTCCTAGTTGTCATACGTTCTCTGGAATATCATCTATGTACATGTACTCTGGATTAAATGCTAACCAAGTCATGAGCGTACCGTTTGCATCTGCTCTTCCGTAGCGATTTTTGACTGATGCCACGCCCATTGATGTGCCAACTGTGCCGAGCGTGCAAATGAGAGCAGGGAGTTGGGATACTTTGCCTTGGATGGCGCTTCTTGGTTGACAAGGATTTCCAGGAACTGCTTCCGAAGTGTGATGTAAAACCACAATTGCAGCGTTAGTCGCTCTCGCAAGGTATTTCAACTCCTTCATAATTGCTCTCATAGATGCGAACTCTTCGCCCCCATCTGTTGCAACATCCATGAGGTTGTCCAAGACAATGAGAGATGGGCTAGTGCCCCACAACTCTTCAAATGCTTGGACTTCCTCATCAATGTCTTCTAAGGTTGGTGACGATTCAAACGACCAAACTATGTGACTTCCCTTTTGGAGGACTGCCTTTGTCCAACCAACATCAGTATTAAGTTTCTGTTCGACATCCGATTGACTTTTCCCCGAAATCATAGATGCTAGTCTCATCGCCATTGTATGAGCATTGGTATCTGCTGAGATATACAATGTTGGTACGTTGGTCTTGAGGGCCAAGGCTAAAGCAAGTGTTGATTTTCCCGCCCCTGGTGCGCCTGCAAACATAGAAACTTCTGAACGCCGTATAATAATCTTGTTCTGTTCAAACGCCTTAAATGAACTAGGAAGGGGTTCTCCGCCGATTGAGGCTCGTCCTACTGAACGTACTAGAGTTCTCATTCTGCACCCTTCCTAGTTATTTAAAATGGAAATTGCTGTTCTATTAGTTGACTGGCTTGCATTGGTCCGCGCCCTGAGGCATCGGACAGACCCACATCGCGTAAGGATTTCCCGTCTTGCTGGAGATTCCCGACTTGTACTTTCGCGCCCCATGTTGGCACGTTGGTCCACCCTGTTGTGGGGTTGTCGGAGCCGAAGCGAATGGAGTTTGCGCCTGGGGCGGAATCGAGGAGAGCGGAGGCATTGTGCCTGTAGTGGTATCGGTAATCGACAGGGGGGCTAGGGTACCTGCTGACGCTAGCAAACGCTGTGTTGCATGAATCTGTGTAGAGTAATCTCCGATACCTTCTAGGAGAACGCTTAGTTCATCTGCGCTGTTGGCACGGATGTTGATTAAGTCACCAGTTGGTAACTTGTAGTTGACTTGTAGTTTCCAGTCTTCGGCCATTTATTTGTCCTTTTTAGTAGAGAATTGACAGTACTCTGTGAGTCCACACATGTACTGGCAACTGTTTGTGTTGGGCAAGAATATAGCATCCTTGCGTGCTTTGTCAAATGTTTCGATGAGGTACTCCATCTTTTCCCTAGTGTACTCAGACAGGTCTACCATTTCCGAGATATTGTTACCGCGTGACATGTAGTAAGTGCCCCACTTGACATCAATACCAAAGGTTTCTTGGATACCTAGTCGATAGAAAGCAAGTTGTAGGTTGCTGGTTGGTGTGCTCTGTGAAGTCTTGAGGTCGACGATTACCAACTCGCCATTGACCTCAAAGACACGGTCAATAATCATCTTGACTGC